GGAAGGCGATTAATCGCTAGATATTAATCGCGAAAGATTAGTTGATTGGAATCAGTAACTTAGCTAATGAGCAAAGACACTAAAAACGAATGGGTGACGTTTTCGCAGTTTGCGAAGTTCAAAGGCGTCACAAACCAATACGTTCACAAGTGGGCAAGCAGTAGCGGATTTCCAATCGTTGACGGCAAATTTGAATTAGAAGTCGCGGAGCGTGTATGGCAAAGACGACCGCAATCGCGACAGAAGAAAATCGATTTCGAGGAAGCGCGAACCAAGAAAATGGAAGCGGATGCGCGGCTCGCGGAAATGAGCGCCGACACAATGGCGAGCCAGTTGGTCGAAACGCAAAGCGTCGTCGAAACATGGGAGCGATCATTCGCCAAAATCAAAACAAAAATGACCGCGTTGCCGAACAAGATGGGTCCGATATTAGCGGTTCAAGACGATCCTAAAATCGTCACGAACCAATTAAAGAATGCAATCAACAAAATACTCAACGAATTGGCAACCAACGCCAGAAGGCGAAACGCCAGAAGAGCGGAACCAAAGGCTTCTTGACGAAATAGTTGAGAAAACGTTTCAGGTGTTTGCAACACCGCCTGAAATGACGATAAGCGAGTGGGCCGATACCGAAAGACAACTTTCAAGAGAATCATCAAGCGCGTTTGGACAATGGGAAACATCGATAAACGAACCGCTCCGCGGAATCATGGATGCGATCAGCGATCCCGAAGTCGAGGAAGTCGTGGTAATGAGTGCGTCACAAGTGGGCAAGACAGAAGCGATACTCAACGCGATCGGATATCACATTCAAAACGATCCTTGTCCGATTCTCTCGGTGATGCCGAACGAAGCAATGGCGATGTCGATGAGTCGGGACCGGATCGCGCCAATGATCCGAGACACGCCAGCGCTGAAGGAATTAGTGAGCGACCCGAAGTCGAGATCGACGGGAAATACGATTTTACACAAGACGTTTCCTGGCGGTCACATAACTTTAGCATCCGCGCAAAGTCCAGCGAACCTCGCGGCGCGTTCATGCCGATTGGTACTACTCGATGAAGTGGATCGATTCCCCGCGTCAAGCGGAAGCGAGGGCGATCCGGTATCGCTTGCAAAACGTCGAGCCGTTTCGTTTTGGAATCGGAAAATCGTTTTAACATCTACGCCAACGATTAAAGGTGAATCACGAATCGAAGCAGCATACGAAACGAGTGATCAACGCCGTTATTTCGTTCCTTGCGGAGAGTGCGGCGAATTTCAAACTCTTGATTGGTCAAATGTCATTTGGGATTCCGGGGATACACAAAGCGCCAGGTACCAATGCGGATCTTGTGAATCAAAATGGACCGATATCGAGCGAAGACGAGCAATCACCAAAGGAGAATGGCGAGCTTCTGAGGATTGTTCAGGGGTGGCGGGCTTTCACCTCTCCGGACTCTATTCGCCATTCGTTACGCTCGGACAAGCCGCAAACGAATTCGTAAACGCGAAAAAGCATCCTGAAATACTAAGGACATGGGTCAATACTTATTTGAGCGAATCTTGGGAAGAAGATAGTGAGCAACTTGACACGAACGAGCTTATTGAGCGCCGCGAGGCGTATGCTAATCCGATTCCAGACGGCGTTTTCGTACTCACCAGCGGCGTCGATGTCCAGGCGGATCGTCTTGAATGCTTGGTTGTGGGTCATTCCCATGCAGACGAATTGTATTTTATCGATCAAAAGATTTTCTATGGTTCTCCGGCTAATAACCAAGTATGGGAAGAACTTGCTGATTATCTTCGCGCTTCGTGGACGCATCCAAGCGGCAAAGATATGCGGATCATACAAACGCTTATTGATAGCGGTTATGAAACGCAAGCGGTTTATCGATTTTGTAAACGGATGGTCGGTTCAAGAGTTAACGCGTCTAAAGGCGTTGGAGGTACGGGCCGACCTGCGGTCGGACGCCCTTCAAAAGCAAATAGCGCAAATTGCAACGTATTTCCGATTGGAACCAACACGCTTAAAGAAGTCTTATTCGCAAGATTGCGAGTCAAAGAACCAGGACCGGCATTCTGGCACATTCCAGAACATTTCGACGAGGAATTCTGCTACCAACTTACGGCTGAAAAGGCCGTTAAAAGATATTCAAAAGGAATTCCGCGAATTGAATATATTAAGCTTAGACCAAGGAACGAAGCGCTTGATTTAGCGGTTTTGAACCTTGCGGCTTTTGCAATGCTGAACGTCAACACGAATGCGGTACAAAAACGATTACAAGATCAGCGGAAACAAGACCCGAAACAGAAAACCAGGAATAAAAGATCCTGGGTTTCTGGGGTATCACATAAAAGGCGATTTTGAGTAATTTATTCGATTCTACGAATTATCCGACAACCGAGCCGACGTTGGCGCTTTACGATTCGCCAATCGTCGCAGGCGATACCGTGAACTGGAAAAAAACGGGATACGTCGATGACTATCCATCGAGCGGTTATGCAATGGCGTACAAAGCGACCCTAAACGGAGCCGCATCGACGAATTTTACGGTAACCGGATCGGACTCAAGTGGTGAATGGGTTTTTTCAATCGCGCATGGGACGACTGCCAGTTTTACTATCGGCATTTACCAGTGGAATCTCTACGTCACGAAAAGCTCATCCTCGGAACGGATACGCCTCGAATCAGGCGAATGGGAAGTCGTTCAAAACATATCGACCGATACCTCGAACGATCCGCAAAGCCATGCGCGGAAGGTATTAACCGCGATTGAAGCAGTTATCGAGGGACGCGCTTCTGTCGATCAGTCAAGTTATTCGATTGCAGGGCGAAGCCTATCGCGCATGAGCATTGACGAATTACTCCTTTTCCGCGACCGATACAAAGCCGAATGGTTAAAAGAAAAGCGTCTTGAACGCGCCAAAAAGGGCAAAGGTCATAATGGCATAATCTTAACGCGCTTCACGAACTAATGGGACTCTTAAACATATTCAAAAAAAAGAAGTCGCGTAAGAAAATAACGCGGGACCAAATGCTTCACTTATCGCGTCAATTTGATTCTGCAAAGTTTGACAATATTTTCGCAGGATGGACCGGAACAAGCGCAACGCCAGACGAAGAATTGCGCGGATCGCTTTCGACGATGCGGGCGCGGACAAGATCGCTTTGCCAAAATTCCGAATACGCAAAAAAATTCATCAATTTAACTAAGGCAAACGTCATTGGATCACGCGGTTTTAAGTTCCAGGCAAAGACTCGAAACGAGCAAGGCCAATTGGACAAGATTGATAATAATTATCTTGAACGCTTGTTTTTCGAATGGTCAAAAAATCCAGAATACGTTTCCATCGATGGGCGTTTAGATTGGATAGGCGTTCAGAACGTGGTTATGGAAACGCTGGCGCGTGACGGCGAGGTATTTATCCGAATGATGAAAGGCGGGGCTGATAACCCTTTCGGCTTTTCGCTTTGGGTTTTGGAAGGCGATTCGATTCCAATTGATCACAATATAAAGCTCAAAGATGAACAATATATCATCATGGGAGTTGAGCAGAACAAATTTGGAAAACCGCTCGCCTATTATCAAGCGATCAAAACGCCGAATCAGTTATACGATTATTCTTATGATGTAAAAACGGAACGCGTTCCTGCTTCCGATATGATTCATTTGTACATTCAAGAACGCCCATCGCAAAGTCGAGGAATACCGTGGCTTAATACCGCGATTAGACCGCTCCAAATGCTGAACGATTACACCGAAAGCGAGCTTGTCGCTAGTCGAATCGGATCATCATCGATGGGCTTTTTCAAATCGCCAGACGGTGCGGGATATGTCGGAGACGGCGAGGACGAGGCAGGAAATCTATTAACTGATTTCCAGCCTGGAACGTTTCAGCAATTACCGAGCGGGATGGATTTTGAGGCGTTTGATCCTAAACATCCAACGACTGCGTTTTCCGATTTCATAAAGGCGATTCTACGCGGAGCCGCAAACGGATGCGGAGTTTCCTACAACGCACTCGCAAACGATCTTGAAAACGTTAATTACTCATCAATACGCGCAGGTGTCCAAGAGGATCAAGCGCATTGGAAAACGTTGCAGCAATTCATGATATCGCGATTCTGTTATCCGGTTTATCGCAACTGGCTGATAATGGGAATAACGACGGGTCAAATTAATTTACCAATGAGCAAACTGTTCAAGTTTGAGGAGGTCGTTTTTCATGGTCGCGGTTGGTCTTACGTCGATCCGCTTAAGGAATTAAAAGCAAAAGAATTAGCACTTCAAATGGGCGTAACATCAATCGGTAAGATTACCAGCGAAGCGGGTGAAGAATGGACCGATATTTTTGCCGAGCTTGCCGCAGAAAAAGACGTTGCCGAGGGACTCGGTTTGAACTTAACAGGTCCGGTAAATCCCGCACCTACTGAAACCATCGAGGTCGAAAATGGAACAAACGAAGAAAATTGAAACGGGTATTTTAACCCGAATCTTAGAAGTCAAAGAATCGACCGCGAATAAGGACTCGCGGACACTAGATATTTCCTTTTCGTCCGAGGCTCCGGTGGAACGGAGTTTCGGCGCGGAAATCTTAGACCATAAACCCGAATCGGTTCGACTTGGACGGTTGAACAATTCGGCTCCGGTCTTATTTAATCACGATATCGACCAACCCGTCGGAGTCGTGGAAAATGCCAGGATAGAAGAAAAAATCGGTAGAGCTTCAATTCGATTTGGAAACTCGGAACGAGCAAACGAGGTTTTTCAGGATGTCATGGATGGAATCTTACAAAACGTCTCGGTCGGATACGCGGTGCATCGGATGGAACAAACGAAAGACAATCCGCCCGAATATCGAGTAACCGATTTTGAACCTCACGAAATCTCAATCGTTACTGTTCCCGCCGATATTTCGGTTGGAATATCACGCGAGAGAAATACACGGGTTCAAACCGAAATAATCGAATTACCCAAAAAACCAGAAAAAAAAATGGAAGTTGAAGTTCAAGAACGCGCCATAGATATGGAAGCGGCAATAAAAGAAGCTGGACAAGCGGAGCAAAAGCGTATCCGCGAAATTGAAGCTTATGGACGCGAGCATAACGAAACCGAGCTTGCAGAAGAGTTTATTAAAGAAGGAAAAAGCGTTGGCGAGTTTGCGTCTAGCGTTTTAGAGCGAATTAAGAATCGCCCAAAGCAGCATTACGACGTTGGATTAACAAAAAAGGAAACCAGCGATTTCTCTTTCCTTCGTTTGGTCAACGCACTTGCGCGACCGCATGATCAAACAGCTCAGAATAATGCGTCGTTTGAGCTAGAAGCTTGCAGAGCGCAGGAAAAAAAGCAGCATCGTGAAGCGCGTGGAGTTTATATCCCTAATGAAGTTTTGCACGAGCGAAGTCTGTCAAATCGAACAACCTTTAATAAGCGCGAGCTTTTAGCGGGTTCCGGTGATGGCGCAAACTTAGTTCCGACCATTTTAGACGGATCTAGTTTTATCGAGTTCCTCGATAATAATATGATTACTGTCTCAATGGGCGCAAGAGTCCTGCGTAACCTTGATGGAATTATCAAGATTCCTAGACGCGATGCCGCAATTACTGGCGGATGGATTGCAGAGAGTGCGGATGCAGCAGACGTAACGCCTAGCTACGATCAGCTAAGTTTGAGTGCAAAAACCTACGCCTTGCGCGTGGATTTGTCACGCCAGCTTCGTTTGCAAAGTTCAATGGATGTTGAGCGATTGGTAAGAGAAGAGATTTCCTTATCAACCGCCGTCGCTCTTGATGAAGCATGTTTGGTTTCATTAGGCGAAAGCAACGATCCCGCAGGTATTTGTAATACAGCTGGAGTCGGAATCACATTAATTACCGCAGATCAGTTTTCATGGGCGAACGCTATGGCGATGCAGGGTGATGTAATGAGCGCAAACGCCTACCAAGGATCATTAGGCTATGCGATTCATCCGGTATTAGCCGCGGACGCTAAAGCTCGAAGCCGAGATTCAGGTTCAGGACGTTTCGTTATGGAAGGAAACGACATTGGCGGATTTAGGGCCGAAGTCACCTCCTCTCTCGTAATGGGCGGAAAACAAAGAGCAATCTTCGGTGACTGGAGTCAAGCATTACTCGGTTACTGGAGTCCTGGTATCGATGTAAGCGTACATCGCGAGTTTGACGATGGACGAATTCGGTTGATTGTTTTTGTCGATGCCGATTTCGGCGTACGTCATGCTGGTTCGTTTGCGATTACAAACGATAGTTAATGTTAACCACTAAAACCGCTGGGGGCCTCGTTGGGGCCTCTAGTGAGCAAGGCGGAAAAGTGAAAATCAAAATGATTGCGAACGTCATGCTGGATGGCGATATGGTCTTGAAAGGTCAAGTCGTTGAAACAAGCGAAAGAAACGCTCGCTCTATGATAGGGATGAATCGCGCCGTCGAGTATAAAGACGAGCCGAAGCCCAAAGCGAAAAAGAAATAACGATGGGTATTGAAAGCGCATCCGATCTTTCCGATTTATTTTTAACTGATGATTTCGGAACCGCGGCAACCTATACGCCAGACGGCGGAAGCGCTTCAACGATCAACGTTTTATTTGATAACCCGTTCTCATCCGTTCTCCTGGACACGGGAGAACGGGATGTTGAGAGCAATACGCCGACCGCGCTTGCAGTATCCTCGGATGTTTCAAGCGTGGCGCATGGCGATGCGATAGTAATAAACTCAATTACATATCATATCGTCGGCGTGCAAAAAGATAGCGGGTCCGGCTATCAGGGAACTACTTTACTGGTACTTGAAAAACAGTAATGGCGAACCATTTGAGAAGGCAAATTCGGGAACGTATCGTGACCGATGTAACCGGATTAAGCACAACTGGATCGAATGTTTTTGAAGGTCGCGTATATCCGATCGAAGAATCGAAATTACCTTGTTTGCTTGTTTACGATTCCGAGGAGGAAATTGACGCTGTTACATTATCGCCAGCGGGAACACGAACGATGCTCGCGATCCTGACGGTGACCATCGAAGGATACGCGCAAGGCGGCGATGGCGCGACGGTTTTAAACACGCTTGCAGGAATACAGAAAGAAGTGCAAATCGCAATGGCAGGAGACGTCAGTATTAATTCGCTTGCTGGTGATTCCGTGCCAATCAGCGCGGATATATCGCTTTCAGGCGAAGGTAGCAAACCCAGTGGATCGAACCGCATAACGTATCGAGTTCGATACGGATACACCGAAAACGCGCCGGATGCGGCCAAAATAAATATGTAATATGGAAATCGAAATTATCAAGGATATCAAAATTTCAGGCGAACCAGTTGAGGCGGGTTCGCTTGTTGAATTAACGCCTCAAATCGCGGAGAAGCTGATCCGGCGAGGTCTTGCAAAGACTAAGGAAAAGCCGAACCCAAAAACCAAGCCTAAGAAAGGATAATTATGGCAACTTTTACTGGCGTCGCTGGCCTGGTGCATTGGGACGGCGATTCGATTGGAGAAATGACCTCATTTAGTTTGGACGTTAATCAAGAACCCGTCGAAGATACGGTTATGAGCGACACTGCCCGAAGCTATCAAGCCGGAATTCTGAACTGGTCAGGAACCGCGGAAGTTTTCTGGTCAGATGTTGACGCGGCCCAAGTCGCGATGTGGACAGAGCTTTTAACTCCGGTCGCAAAGGAAATGATATTTTTTCCTGAAGGCGCATCTACGGGTGATATCAAGTGGACTGGGAACGCGTTGATTACATCGCATTCTTTAACTAGCTCCACTAATTCAATGGTTAGCATGTCCATAAGTTTCCAAGGGACAGGCGCTCTTGTTAAGGGTACGGCTTGACGCCGATTGACGCGATTATTGGTCATTATAAAAACCAACTCGCGGGCGGACTCGGATTTGTTGACGTTCCTGAATGGGGTTCTGACGATCAACCATTAAGAATCTATTTTAAAGGCGCAACAAATCCGCATACGCAAGAAAAACTAGCAAAACTTTTTAATGAAAGAAAACCAATCGAGGCTGCCGTTGAAGCTTTGATCATCCGCTCACTATTCGAAGACGGTTCGAAGATGTTCAAACCTGGACATAGAACCCAATTGATGCGCGAGTGCGATGTTGATGTTTTGATTCGCGTTGTAGGCGAAATTAACAACTACCAAACAGTTGACCAAGATGAAGTCTTGGGAAACTGAGAGACGATCCAGACTTATATTTTTATTTTCAACTCGCAGAACATTTGCACTTAACGATTGACCGCGTTTTTGTGATGAGCGAGGCGGAAATTCAAGGCTGGATCGCATACTTTAAAATAAAATCCGAACGTCAAAAATAATGCCTTCTACGACGGTACAAATACGCGCCGAGGATAAAACCAAAGCCGCATTTCGTCAAATTAATGAACGAACGCAAAAGCTTAAGAAATCGTTTGGCGGATTAGCTGGCGCCGCCGTTTCGCTTGCGGGAATTGGCGGATTAGGCGCTTTAACGTCAAAACTTTTAACGCTTGGCGATAGGATCGGAAAAGTTTCGATTCAAACAGGCGTATCGGCTGAAAAGCTCCAAGCTTTTCAGTTTGCCGCCGAGCAAAGCGGAGTCGGCGCGGAGTTGATGAATAAATCACTCCAAAAACTTAATCGCAACATAGGCGAAGCCGCAGATGGAACCGGACCCGCGGCGGATGCCCTCGATTCGTTGGGAATTTCGGCGCTAACTTCATCTGGTCAAATCAAATCAACCGAAGTTATTTTCCAGGATATTGCTTCCGCGTTCGGCGATGTTGAGTCGGACGCGATGAAAGCAAAAATCGCGTCCGATCTTTTCGGACGCGCCGGAATCGAACTGATTCCATTATTGAGCGCGGGTGCGGATGGCGTTGATAAATTTGGGAAACAATTGGAATCGGTCGGCGGCGTTATTGACGAGGAATCGATTCAATCGATCCAGAATTTAAACGATAAAATTAATTTATTATCAAAGTCGTTTACGGGATTTTTAGCCGATTCAGGAACATTCAAGTTTTTTGGGGAGATCATCGATGGATGGACGTTTGGCGTCAAAAAACTGAATAATTTATTTGGTGATCAGGAAAAAAAGGTTCGTGATATAAACACAGTTTCTCAAGATTTAAAACTTGCACGAAAAGAAACAGCACTTTTCCAAATGCAAATCGAAAAATCTACGGGAAACGAGCGCGATGAAGCGATCAAACGTTTACAAACCAATCAGAAGCAAATCAAAGCGCTTCAAGCAGAATTGTTAAAATCGGAAAAAATCGAGGGAAGCGTTAAAGATCAGGAAAAAGCGCAAAAGCAAGTTACGAAAGCAATTAAGGCAACGGATAAAGTCGCAAAAGATTTAAAACAAACGGTTAAACCGTTGATGATCGCAGGCAAACTCGATGTCCCGGCAATTGGCGGGCGTCAAGGACTTGGCGGGACCTTAGAAAAATTCACGCAATTTTATTTAAACCTAATGACGTTGGCGGAGGATTATCTCGGAACGAGTTATGGAGTCGCGGCAATTGCAAAAAAACATTTAGAAACAATCCGACAGGATTTTTCTGAAATGATTACAGGATTGCAGAATCAACTTGTTTTTCAGCGTAACGATATTTCAAACGCCTTTGCGAATATTCTTGCCGATTTTGAACGCGAACTTCAGGAAACAAAAATCGATGTTGAAAACATAAATATTGAAATCCCATCAAGCGCGTTCGATTTCACAAATACATTTGCAAAGGTTCCAGGTGAGATATTCGATTTTAGCGCGGTCATGCAAGCGACTGGCGCAATTGATTCCCTAGTAAAACAAATTAATTCATATTCGGTTACATCAAGAACAGTATCACGCGAAGCAATGGCGGTCAGTTTTGCAGGGCGTGGCGCGAAACCGTATTGGTCAAATGCAAATTTGGGCAATATGCAAAATTTAAAAGTTACGGGAAGAAATGATTTAAAATTCGATGTTCCATCCATATCGACTTCTGAAAGCTTCACCCGTACATCGGGTCGGTCTTCAATGTCAAGCGGATCAAGTGCGTTAACAAGCACGAATAATCCGTCGATAACCGTTAATATTTACGATGGAACGGGTCGACGAATAAGCGAATATGATTCCGCGATCCGCGTGGAAATCAACGAACGTGCATCGAGATTCAACGAGTTTCCCGCGTTGGCGGCATAATGGCACTTGAAATAATGATCACCGTAGGCGGATCAGATTATTATATTAGCGACGAAGGACATAGTGGCGCAAGTTTCGGCACAACTACGGGTAGTCAATACTATTTCCCGTTCGTTGCAAAACCTCCGCGCCTTACTTGGGGGCCAACGAATAAAGGTTATATATCCGTTCAAGCAGGAACGCTATCGCTGGTCAACAAACCCTACGATTCGAACCATCCGTTTAGCGGGACGAATTACCGAAATCTTTTATCGGATGCAGGGACAACGACGAATCTTCCGACCATTGCAATTAAGGATTCCACAAAATACGCGATATTTGACGGATCGCTAGTTTTTAATAATCTCAATAGTGAGGTTATTAATTTTAGCGTTGAGGGATTAAATTATGATAATTATTTAGCAGAAGGAACCGTTACCGATTCTGATAGTGATACGCAAGTTATCCCATGGCCTTTTGGATACGTTAACACGGTCCCTGCTTTTGTATATAAAGGGTCACAGGTTTGGGCAAATGGCGCATCTTCAACGCATCCAGGGTTTTCAAAATTTGGTTTAGCTATTTTTGAAGGAAACACGCTTGCGGCAACCCGATACACTAGCGGGACGACGGCGTGCAGTGCTACAGAATTCGACGGTCAATCTGCGACTCCTGCCTATTCAAATGGAATCGTTCATGTTTCCGGCAATGGAACAAAAAGAAGCGGAGATGTTAACGCATCACTAGCAGGAGATAAAACTAGCACATTAGGCGATTTATTAACGTATATTTCCGCCGATATTGGGCTTTCTTACATAGATACATCTAAAACCTCAATATCTACTGATACCTTGTCAATTTGGCAGACTGAAAAAATCCAGGTATTAGATTTATTTAGTAAAGTTTGCCAAGCAACAAATCACCAATTTTTTATTGCAAGAAAGCAATCAGGAACAGGCGAAGGCGAATACGTCATGGCCTTAATTGATCGTGCAAATAATCCGACTGCAAATCAATTACTAACTGAAAATATTATTTCATCCTCTTATCGGATTTTAGCTCCATTGGCATCAGTCACGCTGCGGATGAATTGGGTATCTTTAGCCGGACCTGAAACCAATACGCTTGATATGGTTTCAACGAATCTTAGCTATGGAAAACAGATAGTTTACAAGAATTATTATGGTACGAACAAAGTCGCTTATGGAAGTCAGGCAAGAGTCGATGCGATCCGAGATATCGAAAAAAAACCAATTGCAACCGTGGTTTTAGACGGTATTAAAGATACTACAAAACCAGGAGATCGATTTACTTTTACTCGTAAGCAAGATCAAATTACGGTCGATATGCTGGCACGTTCAATTACATGGGATTGGGATAAACGGCAAACGACGTTGACCGGAGATGCGAACCTTTCGATTTACGAGGAAATCTGATGCAGATTATTGAATCGAATTTAATATCATCGGTTAGTTCATCAGAAGGAAATCTTGATTCGTTCCCAATTGCAAATATTTCAACCGATATTCCAAGTCAAGAATATATATGCGATGCAACGTCTTGCACAATCACGATTAATATCGATTCAGGAATGAAGGGATTTTTTATATCTGGTTTAATGGCGGATTCTGCATCGATGGGAGTCTCGATTTCTGGTGCATCTGGAACCATTGCAGTATCAACCGATGATTATTCAAATATTAAAGAATTAGCAATAGGTCAAGAAATTCGAATTTCTCCTGAATATTTTAATTTTAAGGTCGATGGCTCATCAATCACTCGCGCAACATCCCCGAATACATTGACCGCCGCAACCGTCACTTTGTCACTGACAACATCAACCGATCTAAAAGATACGCCAGCATCAGCAAACACAAACGCGATATATCAATGGGATCATGATAGCGGCGGATATGGACGTTTTGAAGATTCGTCAGGAAATGCCGTTAATCTTAATGATTTTGCAAATGTTTTAGTTGGCTCAATTGTTACGCGTGGTTCAGATTATCAGGTAACAAAAATTATCGGTGATGGAACTGCAACAAACGCGGTACAATTGGCGAATTTAAGCGCGATTACGATTACAAGCCCATTTTCAGGAACCATTTCCGCCGATAGCTTTGGCCCGACGACGCTGGAAATTAACGGCGACGTAACTCTCGGCGCAGTTTTGACCCTTTCAGATTACGCGGGAACGCCTCCCGCAGACGGAACCGTGACGGCAATAAAAAATCCGATTAAATTGGGGATCGCCCGTGCAGGCTCGGTTCTTGATGTAGAAAATCCACAACAAGGATTTTCTCATTCATTTACTGACTATTCGATTAAGCGAACAATCAACGACGGAGGATACGATCAAACGCAAAGAAACATTACAAAAAACTTTGATGCTGAAATACCGATGACCGATGCAAACGTGCAATCTTTTATCAGTTTTTACCGTGCAAATCGTTCACGACCATTTCCAGCAATCTTAATCGATGGTTTAGACTCTAATCTAGACGGGACCACGCGATTATCAGGTTTTTTTTATTTTCAATCAGCGCCCGGTATTAATTTTATTTCTCATTCAGGAGAAGTAAAAACCGTCTCGTTATCATTTAGGGAATTAATTTGAAAGTACTGGAAAAAAATCTAATAACGGCAATATCGGGAAGTGCAACCGCGAATCCGGCTGCGTATGTAGTCAGCAATGTTTTGGATGATAAGCCTAACTTTCCTTATATTGGATTCGCATTCTCGCTTACAATCACAGTTACGATTTCCGCAGGAGTTAATTGTTTTTTTATCGCAGGAGGTTTGTACGATTCCGCATCGATCTCTGTTTCTGCGTCTCCTGCGTCAAGCGGAACAATTAATTTAAACACTTCGCAATATAGTTCTTCAAATTTATTACTTAAAAACACGCGGCTTCTAATGCCGCCTGAATGGGTCGATTTAACCGTTTCAGGTACTTCGATTACGCGTGTTGATACCGGATCGAATCTTGCCGCTGGAACGATCACGGTTACGCTGGCGACTTCAGTCGATAGGCGTTCAGGCGTATCAGGAAATGATATCGCTTCCTGGTCAAGAACAAGCGCGAATACGGGTCGTTTTTTAGATTCGTCCGGTGATCCAATCAACTTAAAAGATCATCAAAATATTATGGTTGGTTCGATTGTTACGCGGAGTAGTGCGTATGCAGTCGAAAAAATCATCGGAGACGGGACGCAAACAACGGATATCATTCTTTCAGGGGACGCGGCAACCGGAGCAATAACTGCAATTCAAAACCCGATTAAAGTTGGAATTATTAGAGCGGGAACTGCGCTTTCGGTTAAGAATCCTACAATCGGATTAAATCAAGGTTTTAGTGATTTCTCAAATCGAGTTCCTTTAGCAAATGGCGGATACATGGAAACACCGAAAAACATGATAAAAACGTATTCGGTCAATTCAATCATGACTGACGCAAATGCAAAAAGTTTTGAGGGATTTTATCGATCTTTTAGGTCAAAACCTTTTCCAGCATTAATCACAAATGGAATGGCAGCAGGACAAAATGAAGACATTAAAGCGGCGGGGTTTTTTTATTTTAGAAATCCGCCGCGTTTTGATTATTTAAACCATAGCGGATCGGTTTCAGCAATTGATTTTAATTTAAATGAGGTAATTTAATGGCAATTCGAACATTAAAACCCGATTCTGGAAACCAACTTGCTATAGATTTAGGATCGGATGCAGATGGTGATGTTTATTATCGAGCAAGTGGTGCATTAGCTAGATTACCAAAAGGCACGGCAAGTCAAGTGTTGCAAATGAACTCTGGCGCAACAGCGCCAGAATGGGCGGCAGCAAATCAAATAATTCATTTAGAAACTGTTACTTTGGGTTCTGGTGAAGGAACTGCTGAATTTGAAGGAAAACTTACATCTACTTATGCAACTTATATGTTAATAGGTAATAAAATAAAACCTACGACTGATAATATAAGGTTAAATTTGCAATTTGGAATTGGGTCTGCGGGATCTGTAACTTGGAGAAATACGGAATATTATACGCAGGCGCAAAAGATTGAGGCAGGATCTTGGGCCTCGGTTATAAACGAATCTAATGTAAGTGAAAGTGTAGTCGGAGGATTTGGGAACCAAGGTAATGCGACTAATGAATATGGTTGTTTTATAACTTATTTATTTAACACTCAAGAATCTTCTGTTCGGTCAATGGGCAATATTTCCGCCGCAAATTACAAACAAAATGCAGAATTTATTTTTACATCTGGGGGTTTTGTAAATACACAAGTTGAAATACATACTTCAGTTAAAGTTTTTTTTAGTTCTAGCAGCACTGGACAGGGAAGATTTTCATTATATGGAATAAAAGAGGGATAATTATTATGTATGAAATCAGAACAGGATATGGTCAAAAAGTTGTTTTTAGTGACCAAAACGATTATCCCAAAATGGAACTTAAGGCGAAACGAAACGCCCTGTTAGCAGAAAGTGATTGTTTTATGGTTGAAGATTTCCCGACTTCTAAAAAAGCAGAATGGAAAACCTACAGGCAAAAACTTAGAGATATGGATTTTTCAAATTTAAAAAATATTAGTTGGCCTGACAAACCGAACTAATGGATCATCACATGCCAGCGCAAACCGATTTAACTGATATTCCAAATCGATTTGCAGACGTTCTATTGACGCAAGCAAGTTTACTTGAAATGGTGCTATGCGGGATGCTTGTTGCGCTCGGATGGTATATCCATTACGAGGGAAAATCCGCGAAGGGCGAACGAAAATTAAATCAAGAAAAATTTGAATCGCTTATTATAAGAACGCAAGACTCGACAATTAAAATGGCATCCGATATATCAAATGTCTCGGCGCGTCTTGATAACATTGAACGCGAATTGGAATCGCAAAAAGATTTTATCTTTGCAAATCTAAGGACAAAATGATCGCAGCATTCGCACCCGTAATCGCGGGAACCGTCAAAACCATGGCGCTATCATTCTTGAGCGAAAAACTACTCATCAAAGTAGTTTTTTTGCTCCTTGAAAAACTCGTCAAATCGACTGAAAACGACCTCGACGATAAGATTCTCGCTGAGTACGAAAAGTCGATGACGGGTAAACTGTGATCGGTCGCGCTTATATTACGAAGAACATTTATCGCTACGGCGGGGGCGCTCATGGTTGAGATGCTAACGCCTAATTTCTCACGCGCCGAAATGCAGTGCAAGTGCGGCTGCGGATTGACGCACATGGACGAGAATTTTATGAAAATGCTCCAACAATTACGCGATAAACTTGGAGCGCTTCCGATTACGTCAGGCGTAAGATGCGAGAAGCACAATAAGGAATCAGGCGGTTATCCGAAATCGGCCCATCTCCAATCGATAGGCGCAGACATTCGTATTTACGGACCGCGAGCGCTCGCCTTAGTCGAGGAAGCGCGGCGAATCGGATTCTCTGGAATCGGAATCGCGCAAAAAGGCGAGTACAAAAACCGCTTCATTCATCTTGATATCCTACCGCGTCAAGCGCTTTGGTCGTATTAAAAAGCGTAATAATTTCAGTCTTTTAAATTAAAAATCGAAATATTTGTTGACACTTAAAGGGAGTTTTATTACGTTTTTATAAACGCATTAACTGCATTTATAAAATCATTCATGGACGAGAACCAAGCGCCATTGACGGCGCAAAAACGATCTACCGATCTGTTTAGCGCTTCGAATAGCGAAATTCTAAACACGACTCAAGCCGCGAGTATCTGCGGCGTTTCATATCACAAATTTTTACGCGAGTTCGGAGAGATTCCGTATTCGTTCGTCTATCCAGGCGGACCGCGCATTTATATGCGCTCCGAGGTTCGCGCTTTCATCGAGGGCAAGAACAAATGAGAGACGACGTCGCGAAGCGCTTTGACGCGTGGATCGATCCCGTCGGATGTGATCGGGATTACACCGGATCACATCCCGATCTCGATATCTATCCGCGTCCCGATCCTGATCTCGCATGGAAACGCTTTAGCGAGCAATGGGAGAAATGGTGCAAATTGCAACCGTTGACCTTAGGCAAATGAAAGCGCATAACCGCCCAATGAAACGACGCGTTCCTGGCGCAATGAGCAAAACCGAAGAACGCTTCGCGGATCTCTTAAACGAGTGGCAGCGCGATAAACAGATCGTCTCGTATGCCTTCGAACCCGTGACGTTCAAACTCGCCGAAGGCGTTCGTTATACGCCCGATTTCATAACGGTCTTCGCAGATCCGACAATGGGCGTGGCGTTTTACGAGATCAAGGCGAGTGAGTTTCACGCCAGCGGTAAATCGAATCAGATGAACTCGCTTACAAA